ATAGTACAAGTTTAGGATTTTTTAACTTATCTACAAATGATACCATAGCAGAATTTGTTTATATAGACGCCAACAAAGGTTGGTTGTTTTATCAAAACTCAACACAAGCTTCAACACCAGGCTCAGCATTAATTGGTGGACAATTAGGAGTTGTTCCTGCATTTACAGCTGCTACTGGTGGTACTGTAGCAACTTCAGGTGATTATAAAATTCACACCTTTACAGGTGATGGTTGTTTTGTAGTAACATCTGCTGGAAATTTAGAAAGTTTTTGTGGAACTCCTGTAGCTCCCTTAGCAGGTCCAGGTATTGTAGATTATCTAGTAGTCGCTGGTGGTGGTGGCGGTGGTACAGGTAGTTGGGCAGGTGGTGGAGGTGGCGCTGGTGGATTTAGAGAATCAAAATCAGGAAGTTCTGGTTGTTGGTCTGCTTCTCCATTAGTAACTCCTACAGGTGTTACAATTACAGCAACAACTTATCCAATTCAAGTTGGTGGCGGTGGTGCTGGAGGATTTGATACTCCATATACGGAAGGCGTTCAAGGTACACCATCAGTCTTTTCAACCATAACATCTGCAGGTGGAGGTAGAGGTGGAAGTCCAAAAGGTCCGTCTCCAAGTCCTATTTGTAGAGCAAAAGGAGGCGCTGGAGGTTCTGGTGGTGGTTCTCAAGGAATTTGGCCTGAGTCACCTGCTTGTGCTCCAGGTGGAGCAGGAAATACACCTCCTGTAAGTCCTCCTCAAGGACAACCTGGTGGTAGGGGTTCTAATAGTTCAAATGCCTTCTCTGGCGGCGGTGGCGGAGGCGCTGGAGGTAGCGGAGGAAATGGTAGTGGTACAACTGTTGGAGGACCTGGAGGCCCAGGTGTAACAACTTCATTTAACGGAACTCCTACAGCTAGAGCTGGCGGAGGTGGTGGTAGTATTGAGGGTGCTGGTTCAATAGGTACAGGAGGATCTGGTGGTGGTGGTAATGGAGGTTCTGGAGGTGCTTCTACAGGTGATAATGGAAGTGCAAATACTGGAGGTGGTGGCGGTGGTGCTCCAACGGCTGGTTCAGGCGGTAAAGGTATAGTTATTTTAAGATATAAATTTCAATAATTTGAAACTATTATATATACTGTTATATTATGAATTTAAAAGTAATAGATAATTTTTTAGATGAAAAAACTTTTATAGAAATTAAAAATAATATACTAGGTTCAAATTTTCCTTGGTATTATAGTTTAGGTGCTGATAATATAAAAGATGATGTATCACAATTATGTCACGTATTTTACAATATTGATGTTGATAATAGAGTAAATAGTGATTATTTTAGATTATTAAATCCTATTATAAAAAAATTAAATGCCATTGGTCTTGTAAGAATAAAAGCTAACTTAACATATCCATCAAAAACTGTATTAAAGTATCATACCGATTTCAATTTAAAAAATTTAAAAACTGCTATTTTTTATTTAAATACAAATGATGGCGGAACAAAAATAAAAAATAAAATCATTAATTCAGTAGAAAATAGAATGTTAGTTATGAATAATGATATTCCACACGCTGTTATACGTCATACAGACACTAAAACAGCTAGGGTTGTTTTAGTTTTAAATTACTTTGAAGGTACAGGAGATGTTGATGGAAAAGTCTTATAATAAACTGTTATATATACCATATTATTATTTGAACAAGGAAATTAAAAAATGAATTTGAAAAACTATTATTACTATTTTCAATCGGCCTTAACACCAAAAATATGTGATGACATATTAGCGTATGGAAAATCACATCAAGCCGAAATGGCCGTTACTGGTGGTGTATCTCGTAATGTTGAAAACGGTGGAAAACTGTCTAAAAAAGAAATCAATAACATACAACGAAAAAGAAAATCTGACATTGTTTGGATGGCTGATCGTTGGATATACAAAGAAATACACCCTTATATACACGAAGCCAATAGAGCAGCAGGCTGGAATTTTGAATGGGATTGGTCCGAGTCTTGCCAATTTACAAAATATGGTGTAGGCCAATATTATGGCTGGCATTGTGATAGTTGGGAAGAACCATATAAAAGAAGACAAAATGATGATGGTACTTGGCCAATGGATCACGGTAAAATAAGAAAATTATCAGTTACAATTTCATTAACAAATCCAGATGAATATGTTGGTGGTAATTTAGAGTTTGATTTTAGAAATCAAGTAGATTGGGAAAGAAATAAAAAAGCAAAAATTAAAGAGTGTGTTGAAATACGACCTCGTGGTTCAATCATAGTTTTTCCTAGTTTTGTATGGCATAGAGTAGCGCCAGTAACAAGTGGTACAAGATATTCATTGGTCATTTGGAACCTAGGACGCCCTTTTAAATAATGGATATATAATAGTGAAAATAAGGAGTATAGAATGGCAGTAATGGCAAACAAAGACATAATGAGAACAGATTGGTACTTTAGTACACCTGTTTATAGTATTGAAAAACCAGAGTGGTTACCAGCGGCAATCAAGGCCACAGATAAGTTTATAGATGAGGCCTATAAAAGAGAACAACCAAAATTAAAAGAAAGAAAAAAGTTTTTAGGTAATAAAGACTTTTTAAAAGTAAAAGATCACGGTTGGTCTTATCACTCAACACCTTTAAATGGTGATCCAGGCCTAAAAGAAATGGAAGCTTATGTAGGCCAAACTGCTTGGAATTTATTAGATGAATGGGGTTATGATATGCAACAATATACTATGTTCTTTACTGAGTTTTGGGTACAAGAGTTTGCTAAGGCAGGCGGTGGACACCACGACACACACGTTCATTGGGATAATCATATATCAGGTTTTTATTTTTTAAAGTGTAGTGAAAAAACATCTTTTCCAGTTTTCCACGATCCTAGAGGTGGTGCTATGATGACAAAACTACCACAAAAAGATAAAACTAAAATTAGTACAATGTCAGATTCAGTACACTATAGGCCTAAACCAGGAACATTAATACTTTTTCCTGCTTATGTACCACATCAATATGCCGTTGATGATGGAGTAGAACCATTTAGATTTATTCACTTTAACTTACAGGCAGTAAGAAACATTATTGTGAACGCAGCCAAAGGAATGAAATAATGAAAGCACGATTTAAGAAAAATCATTTTATAGTTATTAAAGAAGCAATTGATCCAAAGGTAGCAAACTTTGTTTATAATTATTTTTTAATGAAACGTCAAGTTGCTCGTACATTTTTTGATACGAGATATATCTCACCTTACACAACAGAATGGGGTGTTTGGAATGATGAACAAGTACCAAATACATATTCACATTATGCTGACACAGCGATGGAAACTTTATTACTTGCTGTTCAACCAAAAATGGAAAAATTAACAGGTCTTACTTTAAATCCTACTTATTCATATGCTCGTATCTATAAAAAAGGCGACATATTAAAAAGACATAAAGATAGATTTAGTTGTGAGATTTCAACAACACTAAACCTTGGTGGTGATGAATGGCCAATTTACTTAGAAAATAAAAAAAATGTAGGAATACCTGGCCAAAAAGATGAAAAAGGTGTTGAATATACAGCTGAGTCTGGTAATAAAGGTTCAAAAATCATTTTAAAACCAGGTGATATGTTAGTTTATAAAGGTATGATATTAGAACATTGGCGAGAAACATTTTTAGGTGAAGACTGTGCTCAAGTGTTTTTGCATTATAATGATGTAAACTCTAAGGTTGGAAATGCTGACCAAAATATATTTGATGGCCGACCTCATTTAGGTTTACCTAGCTATTTCAAAGGGATGAAATTAAACAACTAATTTATTCATAAATAGTTATATGAGTAAACTGGAAGAAAAAGTCAATGAGATATTAGGTATTGAAAAAAAAGAACCTAAAGAAACTAAAGAGTTTAAACCTTTAGTTCCACGTAAAGAAGATAAAGAATCTCCAGATGTTGACAACGACTACAAGTATAGTAGAGAAAACTATTACAATCTAATTGAAAGAGGACAAGAAGCTATAGAAGGCATACTTGATGTGGCTAGAGAAGGCCAACATCCAAGAGCCTATGAGGTGGCAGGTGCCTTAATTAAAAATGTGGCCGATACGGTTGACAAACTACAAGACTTACAAAAGAAACTAAAAGACTTAAAAGAGTTACCAAAAACGGCAAGTGCCAACATTAAAAATGCTTTATTTGTAGGCTCTACTGCTGAATTACAAAAAATGTTAAAAGGAAAAAATGATGAAGTTATTGAAGGCAAAACACGAGAAACTAAAAGCGTTTCCGAAACTAAAGAAACAGATATTTCAGATAAGTGATCTGGCTTACATAAAGTATTATGAACAACACGGTGTCTATAATTTAGGTACTGATAAAGGGTTTGAAATGGTAGACCCTATATTAATAAACAAACATACTATTTCTGAGGTGGCCAGATATGGTGCCAATGGAAATAAGTATTTTGAAAAAGAATATTCTGTCGTAAGAGGTAATCAAAGAGTTACACTTGCTAAAAAATTAGGTTATACTCATATAGAAGGAGTTTTACTACCAGAATAAAATGACAGACGCTTATCTCGGAAATCCCAATCTTAAAAAGGTCAACACACCACAAGAGTTTACCAAAGAACAAATTGTTGAATATCAAAAGTGTGCTAAAGACCCTCTATATTTTATGGAGAAATATATTAAGATTGTTTCACTTGATGAGGGTTTAATACCTTTTAAAATGTATGACTTTCAAAAAAAGATAGTTAATACCATACACGACAATAGATTTACAATCTGTAAACTTCCAAGACAATCAGGTAAATCAACTACAACAATTTCTTATCTGATGCATTATGCTTTATTTAACCCTAACTCTAATATTGCCATATTGGCCAACAAATCATCTACGGCAAGAGATATATTAGGCCGTTTACAATTGGCCTATGAAAACTTACCCAAATGGTTACAACAAGGTGTTATTAACTGGAACAAAGGTTCAATTGAGTTAGAAAATAAATCAACCATTGTGGCCGCTGCTACTTCTTCATCAGCCATTCGAGGAGGTTCATTTAACATCATATTCTTAGACGAGTTTGCTTTCGTACCAACAAACATAGCTGAAATGTTTTTTAGTTCAGTTTATCCTACAATATCTGCTGGTAAAAATACAAAGATGATAATTGTATCTACACCTTATGGTATGAATCAATTTTACAAATTATGGACAGACGCTGAAAATAAAAGAAACGATTATATACCCATAGAAGTACATTGGTCAGAAGTTCCTGGTAGAGATGAACAATGGAAAGAACAAACAATACGAAACACAAGTGCTGAACAATTCCAACAAGAGTTTGAGTGTGAGTTTTTAGGTTCAGTTAATACTTTAATATCACCAGCAAAAATTAAAACAATGGCCTATATGAATCCTGTTAAATCTTCAGGTAGTGTAGAAGTATTTGAGGCACCTATAAAAGGCCACACATATGTTTGTACAGTAGATGTATCCAGAGGTGTTGACAAAGATTATTCAGCCTTTATAATATTTGATGTTACAAAAATGCCTTATAGAGTTGTGGCTCTTTATAAGAACAATGAAGTAAAACCATTTGTCTTTCCTAATATTATAGAACAAGTTTGTAAAGGATATAATCGAGCTCATATCTTAACCGAAGTCAATGACATAGGCCAACAAATTGCTGAGGCCTTACAATTTGAAATAGAATATGATAATCTAATGATGACTACTCAAAAAGGCCGTGCTGGTCAAATATTAGGTGCTATGTATAGTGGCCGAGGTACATCTTTAGGTGTTCGTATGACTAAACAGATTAAAAGAATAGGTTGTGCCAATATAAAGACTTTAGTTGAAGGAGATAAATTAGTTATAAATGCCTTTAAGATTATAGAGGAGATGTCAACTTTTGCTAAAAGAGGTCAAAGTTATGAGGCCGAAGATGGTGCAAATGATGACTTAATGATGTGTTGTGTCATATTTGGTTGGTTATCAAATCAGCCTTATTTTAAAGAGTTAACCAATACAAATGCTCGTCAACAAATGTATGTGGAACAACAAAACTTAATAGAGCAAGATATGGCTCCGTTTGGTTTTTTAGATGACGGTAT